TATCCAAATTCAGCCCCGTTTAAAATACTATTATACAAGGTCAGGTAAAAATAAATAAATTAAAAATAATATGACAAAAGAATTTATAAACGAAATAGAAGAGTTGATAAATTATGCTGTAAAAGAAGGATATTTGGACGAAGAAATGGCGGAACAAATGAGTTTAGAAGATAAAAAGAATTATTATTTGAGATGTTGGTATTATTAAAGGATTGAGGCGTAAAATGAAGGAATACCAGTTAAAAAAGAAAATAAAAGATTATTTTGCGAAAAAAGGATATATTGTATGGATGCCTCCAAGAGTTAGATGGTTAAAAGAACAAGATATATTTAGCATTTTTGACGGTATTGCGTGGAAGGAAAAAGAGATGATTTTTTTTCAGATAACCACGATAGAAAATAAAACCGCAAGGTTTAAAAAGATAGTAAACTTTATGCTGGATAATAATGTGAAAATGCCAAAAGGTATTGAATGTCAGCTTATATGCTGGAGGAAAAAGAAAACGAATAAAAAGGAAAAAGGGTTTGAGGTGTTTAAAATAATATGAAGACAGGACCCAAAAAGATAAAAATAAAGTATTTAAAAGAGGCTTTAAAAATAGAATTGACGGAGAATTATAAGGAATGGAAGAGAAAAGCAAAAAAGTTGTCTGTTAAAAGCTTGCTTTATAACTTTGGCAACGAGTTGATAAATTTGGCAAAAGGATTAAGTTTTTATAAAAAAAAGAATAAAAAGAAATAAATGCTTTTAAAAAGGTTTGAAAATTGCATTTTTTGCAATTACTTATTAAAATAAAATAATAAAAATGAAAAAAGAAGAAAAGAAAAAACTTTTAAGCGAATTAAAAAAAGATTATGAAAAGACTTTATTTTTGCTTGAGGTAGAAGAAAGAATTTTGCAAAGAATTTTAATTGGTGGACAAAATCCTGCACAATTAGGAAGCGTTCAAAAAAATATTGGCGAATTAAAGGTAAGATTAGAAACAATAGAAGATATTGAAAAAGAATTGCAATAAAATGGAGATTTTAGAGGTTAATATTAACGAATTAAAACCGAGTGAATATAATCCAAGAAAATTGACGGAAAAAGAAAAAAAAGACTTAATAGAGAGTTTAAAAAGGTTTAATTTTGTTGAACCAATTGTTGTCAATAGTGCTGAAAACAGAAAAAATATAATTATTGGCGGACACCAAAGATATTATATTGCGAAGGAATTAGGATATAAAACAATTCCAGTAGTTTATGTTAATATACCAGATATTAAAAAAGAACAAGAATTAAATTTAAGATTAAATAAAAATCTCGGCGAGTGGGATTATGATTTATTGGCTAATTTTGATGAAAATTTGTTAAAAGAAGTTGGATTTGAAGAGGAAGAGATAGAATTAAAATTAAAAGAAATAAACGGATTAGAAGAAATAATAAATAGTGATTTTGATTATCAATTTGGAACAATAAATAGTTGGATCAGAATTGGTGATTTTTGTTGTGAAATTGAAGATGAAAAATATCAAAAAATAAAAAAGAAAATTGAAGAAATGGGAGGATTAGAAAATTTTTTAAACCAAATAATACAATAAATATATGGAGGAATTAATTAATCAATACATTTTAGGAAACGCATTTGATTATTTTCCCAAATTAAAAGATAAAAGTGTTGATTTGTTTTTTAGTGGAATACCTGATATTAACGAATTAGATAAAATTAATATAGAAGAATATAAAAATTTTATTGAAAAATCTTTAAAAGAAATCGCAAGAATTATAAAAGATGATGGTTTTGTTGTTTTATGTCAAACAGATAGAAAAATAAACGGAACAATTCTTTTAAAACATCTTATTATAGCTAATGAAATGCTAAAATTAGGTTTTGTTGTTAAAGATTATAAAATTTTAATAAAAGACAATATTGATAAAATTAATCTTTATCGTTTAAATTATTCGCATATATTAATTTTTACTAAAAATGGAAAAATAAAAGCAGAAAAAAGAAATAAAGAATATTTAAAAGATTTATGGATTTTTAAAACACCTACTAATAAAAATTTTTTTAATGAAGATTTTTGTAATTTAATTATTAAAACATTTAGCAATGAAAATAATTTAGTTGTTGATATGTTTGCGGGAAGGGGTACTGTTTTAAAAATTGCTAAAAAATTAAATAGAAAATACTTTGGAACAGAAATAAAAAGCGATGTTTACAATAAAAATTATTTTTATAATTAATTATTATGATAAGAATTAATTTAGGTGGAAAAGTAGCATATTTAAAAACAATAGAAAAAGCAAGCGAATTTGTTAAAAATATTTTAGAAAAAGAAGATTTTGAAAATTTACTTAAAGATACTCTTCCAAGTGTAGAATATATTCAAAAAGATTTTAAAAAATTAATAATGTTAAATACAAAACTTCTTATCGGTAGAAAAATGTTTTATAAAAACAATTTAGGAATTAGTGTTGCAAATTATTATATGGGATTTAAAAATAAATTAAATGTAGAAGATGGATTATCTGTTGAAGAAAATTTAAAAAAAAATTCAAAAATTATTATAAAGAAAATTATTTTTTTAGAAAAAAATAATAATATTAATACATCTAATTTAATAACATCTGCTGAGATAATTGGTGGCGGACAAAGATTAAGTAATTTTATGCCATCTGTTGCAAAAAGTATTTACGAATTTTTTATTCCAAAATATAATGCTAATATATTAGATATGTCAGCAGGTTTTGGTGGTAGGTTGACTGGTGCAATGAGTAGCAAGTTTATGTATTATTATACAGGAGTTGATCCATCTACTAAAGCATGCGAAGGATTAAATAATTTAATTTATTTTTTAAACGTAAAAGATAGGGCTAAAATAATAAATTTACCATTTGAAGATTCAGAAAACTATTTAGATAAAGAATACGATTTTGCTTTTACTTCTCCACCTTATTTTAAAAAAGAACATTATAGTGATGAACCTACTCAAAGCTATTTAAGGTATCCAGAAATAGAAATATGGGTTGAAAATTTTTTAAAAAAAAGTTTTGAAATAGTAAAAAGAAAATTAAAACCAAAAAGTTTAATGGTGATAAATATAGCAGATGTTAAAATTAAAAATAAAAAATTTGGTTTAGAAGATTTAACAATTGAAACAGCAAAAAGTGTTGGTTTTAAATATTTAGGTCGTAAATTAATGGAAATGAGCAGAATTCCTGGTTTAAATAAAAAATATAAATCTGAACCATTATTTATTTTTGAAAAAACATAAAAAATATGGAAAATTTTATTGAAAATTCAAAACAAATAATTTGGCATACTGAAAAACGTAAAATAAAAGATTTAATTCCTACCGAAGGAAATCCGAGAAAATTAACAGAAAAAGAAGCAAAAGATTTAGAAAATTCACTTAAAAAATTTAATTTAGTTGATATACCAGTTATTAATCTTGATAATAAAATAATATCTGGTCATCAAAGAATTACTATTTTAAAAAAACTTGGTAGAGATGAAGAGGAAATAGATGTTAGAGTTCCAAATAGAATGTTAACAGAAGAGGAACATAGAGAATATTTATTAAGAGCAAATAAAAATTTAGGAGAATGGGATTATAATTTATTAATTAATTTTGACGAAGAATTATTAAAAGAGGTTGGTTGGGAAGATGAGGAATTAGAAATGATTTTTGCATTAAATGAAATAGAAAATGTTGGAGTTGATACTAAAAAAATAAATATCATTACAGTAGAACAGCCAAAAGCTCCAAGATTAAAAGAAAGAATGTCATTTTATTGCGATAATATAGAAGAATATATAAAAATTATTTCTTTTTTTAAAAAAGACGGAAAAGAATGGGAATTAGATAAAGATAAATTATTAAAATTAATAGAAAAAAATGAAATACTTTAGTTTATTTAGTGGAATAGGGGGATTAGAATATGGATTAAAAAATATTAAAAATAGTCAATGTGTTGGTATATCTGAAATAGATGAAGGTTCTATTAAAATTTATAAAAAAAATTATGGAGAAGTAAAAAATTGGGGAGATATTACTAAAATAAATTTTAATGAATTACCAGATTTTGATTTATTATTAGGTGGATTTCCTTGCCAGTCTTTTAGTTTAGCTGGTTTAAGAAAAGGATTTGAAGATAAAAGAGGAAAAATGATTTTTTATATTTATGATTTATTAAAAATAAAAAAACCAGATTTTTTTGTTTTAGAAAATGTAAAAGGTATTTTAAATCATAATAAAGGTAAAACATTTGAATCGGTAATAAAATTATTAACTTTTGCTGGTTATCATATAAAAGTTATTTTATTAAACGCTTTATTTTATGGTTCTGCTCAAAATAGAGAAAGAGTTTTCTTTTTAGGAAGTAAAAAAGATTTTCCAGAAAAAAAACCATTAATAATTGACGATACAAAAAGATTTAAAGATATAAGAGACTTAAGTGGTAATTATGAATTTATCAATAAAACAAAAAATATAATTGAAAAAATAGAACAAAAAAGGGTTTTTAATTTTGAATTAATTGGAGATTATGATAGAGTTGGAACTTTGACTACTCAATATGGTTGCGGAGAAAAATTAGTTTGGGAGGAAAAAGAAAAATGGTATAGATATTTAACACCATTAGAATGCGAAAGATTGCAAGGTTTTCCTGATAACTGGACTGAAGGAGTAAGTAATTCAAAAAGATATTGGCAATTAGGAAATGCTGTTAATTGCAATGTTAGTAATTATCTATTTGGTAATTATTTAAAAGATTTATGGTTTAATTGACAAAAATTTAAAAAAAATTATTATTTAATAATATGGAGGAAAAAGAAAAAACAGAGAAAGAACAGAGAAAATTAGCTAATCTTAAACCTTTTAAACCTGGGCAGTCTGGAAATCCTAAAGGAAGGCCAAAAGGAAAGCGGGATTTTAAGACTGATTTTGAAATAGCAGCAAGAGAAATTGCTAAAGCTTTAAAATTAGGAGAAGATCCAGAACCTATTTATATTGAATTATTAAAGCAAGGTATTAAAAGCGGATTAAAGGGAAATTATAATTTTTGGAAAGATATAGCAGAAAGAATTTATGGAAAAGTTGAAGATGAAATTGCTTTAAAAGGTAAAATGGATTATAAAGATAATAGATTAGTAGATTTATTATCTCAATCAGATGCAGAAACAAGAAAAAAAGTTATTGAAGGCCTTATTGCAATACTCAGAAGAAGAAATTAGGCGAGGGTTATATATTGCTAATTTACCATTTTTTATCGAAGAAGAGATTTATAAATATGATGATGAAGCTATTAAAGGAAATTGGAAGCTTGGAAAATTGCATCAAGAGTGGAATGAGCTTTTACAATATAAAAGAATTAGTGTTAAAGCACCAAGAGATCATTTAAAAACAACCTTTTTTTCTGTTGCTTATCCTTTTCTTAGAGTAATTTTTAATCAGAACGATGAAATTCAAATTTTTAGCAAGACTGATAGGTTAGCGGTAAGAATTTTAGATAAAATTAAAAAATTAATTTTAAAAAATCCAAATTTTCAATATTTAGGAGGGGTTGGGGCTGATTTTTGGAGTAAAACAGAAATAAGATGTTCTAATGGAGCTACTATTTATGCTCAAGGATTCTGGTCTGCTATTAGAGGTGGGCACCCTAAATTAATTATTTTAGATGACGTTATAGATTCACAGGTTATTTATTCTGATGAACAAAACGAAAAGGCAAAAGAAAGATTAGCTGGTGAAATATTGCCTATGTGTGAACCTGATACTCAAATTATTTTAGTTGGAACATTGCAAAGAGAAGATGATATTTATTCTGCGGTTGATCCTAAAAATTGGATTATTAAAAGTTATGATGCGATTATTGATGAAGATAAAAAAATAACATTATTTCCTGAAAAATGGAGTTGGGAAAATTTAATGAAAAGGAAAGAAGAAATTTCTGCTTTAAAGGGTGAGAAATGGTTTTTAAAGGAATATAGAAATATGCCAGTAAAGCTATTAGGTGAAATTATTAAAAAAGAGTGGATACAATGGTATGATGAATTGCCTTCTGAGTTAAGGATTTATACTGGTTGGGATTTGTCAGTAGGAAAAGATTTAGAAAAAGGGGATTATACAGCGGCTGTTACTTTTGGAATTGATAAAAAAGGAAATATTTATGTTATTAGAGTTTTTAGAGATAGGATTGATTTTCCTACAAGATTAAAAAAAGTAGTTGAGTTTGCAAAGTTTGATAAACCGATAAGTATTAAAATAGAATCAAATACTTTTCAAGCTGATTCTGTTCAAGTATTAAAAGAAAATACTGCATTAAATATAAATGGAGTAAAAACTACAGAAAATAAGGTAAAAAAATTTGTTGAAGAGCTTGCACCTCTTTTTGAAAATAAAAAAGTTTTCTTAAAAAGAGGAGATGAAATGCATCAAGTTTTTGCAGATGAATTGTGTTCTTTACCAAGAGGAAAATATGATGATATGTGCGATGCTTTTTTGATAGGATTAAAAGATGTTCAATTTGATAATTACGATTTAAGGGTTATTGGTATTTAAAAAAATAAATCATTGACAATATTTTTAGGGCTTAGTATTATTAAATAATGAGATATTATTTCAAAAAATAAATGCCAAAATAAATTTTTATGGCTAAAGAAAATTTTTTTGATAAAGTTTTAAAAGTTTTTGGATTAATTAGAAAAAGTAACTCTCAAGGTTTGCCTTTAATAACTAAATATTCAAATTTCAGTTTTTTTGATGAAGGAAAAATATCTAAATCAAAACTTTTAGAAAACAATACTAATTGGGTTTTTGCTTGTGTTAAGGCAAGAGCTGAAGCTGTTGGAAATATTCAATTAAGACTTTTCGAAACTAAAAAAGATGGAACAGTAGTTGAAATTTATGAGCATGAGTTATTAGATCTTATTGCTTCAGTAAATCCTTTTATGGCTCAATTTGAATTGTTTGAATTATTAGAAACACATTTAAGTTTAACTGGAAACGCTTATTGGTTTTTAGATGGGGTAAATAGTTATAAAGACAAACCAATAGCTATATATCCTTTAAATCCAAAATATATTGAAATTAAAAAAGGGGTTTTACCAAATGTTATTGAAAAATATAGGTATAATATAGGAGAATTTAGTAGAGAATTTGAGCCATATGAGATACTTCATTTTAGAGAAACAAATCCTGATGACTATTTTGAGGGAAGGGGAATTTTAGAATCTATTGCTGATTGGGTTGATGCTGATAATTTTGCTACACAGTGGAATAAAATGTTCTTTTTAAATTCAGCAAGACCTGATTCAATTTTAGAGCATGAAGCAAATTTAACACCAGAACAAATAGAGTTTTTAAGAGCTTCGTTTGAAGAGGTTTATAGAGGTATTAATAAAGCTCATAAAACTTTAATTTTACCTAAAGGAACAAAGTTTAGTCAGGTTGGATTTTCACAAAAAGAAATGGATTTTGTTGAAATGCAAAGAATGATGAGAGATAAAATTTTAGCTGCATTTAGAGTTCCAAAAACAATTTTAGGATTAACTGAAGATGTTAATAGGGCTAATGCAGAAGCTTCAAATTATGTTTTTGCTTTAAGAGTTATTAAACCACAAATGGAAAGAATTGTTGGTTATTTGAATGAATTTTTAGTTCCAAGATATGGAGAAAATTTATTTTTAGATTTTGTTGATCCTGTTCCAGAAAATAAAGAATTAGAAATAACAGAATACGAAAAAGCTCTTAATGGACAAGCTTATGCTTCAATTAATGAAATTAGGGAAAAACAAGGATTGCCACCTATAGAAAATGGTGATAATGTAATGATTAATCCTTCTTTAGTTCCTTTAGGTACACCGATTGAAAAATCAATAAAAACAAATATTAAAAATAAAAAAAGACCAGCAGTTAGATTTTTAAATAATTTAAAAAGAAGAAAAAATATTGCAGAATTAGTTGCTAAAGAAGCAAGAAAAGTTTTAGAAAAAGATATTGAAAAAATTTTATCTGAATTAGACGATGAAAAATGGGGGGTTATTTGGAAAGCTTTTGTTGTTAGAGTTACTCCTTATGAGAAAAAAATAATTGAAACTTTAAAAAAATTTAATAAAGAACAAAAAGAAAAAGTTATAAATAAATTAAAAAAAGAAACAAAGCAAATTGGAGATCTTTTTGATAAAGAGGAAGAGATTTCAATTTTGATTGATTTTGTTGATCCTATTTTAAGGGAGCTTTTTGAAAAAGAGGGAAAAGAGGCTTTAAAATTAATTGGATCAAATATGTTATTTAGTATAGATTCTGAAAGAATATCTAAACAATTAGAAAAATCTATTAAATTAATGTCTAAAAGTTATAATGAAACTACGCTTGATTTATTAAAAGAAAAATTAAAAGAAGGTTTTGAGGCTGGAGAAAGTTTCGAAGAATTAAAAAATAGAATAATACAAATATATGAGTGGTCGGATGAATTTAGGGCAGAAAGAGTTGCGAGAACTGAAACATTTAGAATTGCTAATGAAGCAACAAGGGAAGCATGGAAACAATCTGGTGTGGTTAAAAGTTTTAAATGGTTTACTGCTTTAGACGAAAGAGTTTGTGAGTTTTGCGGAAAGCTTAACGGAAAAATAGTTGGGGTTGATGAAAAATGGTTTAAAAAAGGAGATGTTATGACGGGGAGTGAAGGTGGAAAATTAGATATTGATTATGTTGATATTGAACACCCACCACTTCATGTGAATTGCAGATGTTATATTAGACCAGAAGAAATAAGTATAGATTAATATGCCAACAAATTTTTTAAATGTTAAAAATAGGGCAAGTAGCATTTTATCTACTAATATTAGCGCTACTGATACTACTTTAACTATAACTCCTGGAGATGAAGGAAAATTTCCTAATGAAAATTTTCATATTACGATTGATGATGAGATTTTGCTTTGTGTTTCAAGAAGTGGCAATGTTTTTACGGTTCAAAGAGCAAAAGAAAATACTATAGCTGCACCACATACCGCTGGAGCAAAGGTAGAATTAAGAATTACCGCTAAAATTATTTCTGATTTAAATAATGCTATTAAAAATTTAGAAGAAAGAAATATTAATGCTATATCTCCAATAGGTGGTGGAGGAAATTTAGAATCAGATTTTAATTTATTTTTAATAGGAACTGAGGCAGATAGAATTCTTTATACAACTGGAATAAATACTTGGGCGGAAACACCATTAACATCATTTGCTCGTTCTTTATTAGACGATACAGATGCCGCAACAGCAAGAGATACTTTAGGAATTGATTCAATTTTAAATAATCTTGTTCCTTATACTGGAGCTACGGCTGATTTGGATTT